CTTTTTTTGTTCAGCAAGCATCAAATCTTTTTCAATATCAGCAAGTTTCATCGTACTTTGAGTTTCGTTTTTTCTACTTTCTCTATCTGCTGCACCATTAGATTGTATGATGGCAACATCGATATTGTTCTGGAACCCTTCACGTTTAAGAGCCATTTCTTCTGCTTTTATTTCCGCATTAGCTTTCAATGCCGCTTCTTGAGAAGCTTGAGCTGCTTGTTGTTCTTGCTCTTTTAATGCGTTCATAGACTTTACTGCTCTCTTGAATATAGCTTCACTTTCTCCGGCTGTATCTGCGTTTAGTGTTTCTATTAAAGAAAGTATTAAATCAGGAGTCGCGGCATTGGATAATGCTTGTTGCGCTGCTTGATCGACAACTGCTTTCTTTTTCTGCTCTGCAAAATTATCAGCAATATAAACACCAACGTCTTCTTGAAAGTACTCTGGGTATACTTTAAAGAATTTTGTTTTTATGTCTCCAAACAGGTATTGAGTCATTTCATTTTCTTCATAACAGTATTTGCCTTTCATTAAAACTTTGTCAAGCAAAAATTTTACAAATGATTCAAAAGGTTTTACATACACTTCTGTTCTTGCAGTAGACTGCGTTACCGCGCGCTCTGTTCCTGTAGCACTTTGGTATTGGTCTACTTGTCCTTCACGCTCGGGAGATAATCCAAGGAACTTACCCGCAAGTTCTTCAATAAGAGCAAGCACGTTAAATAAATCTTGCATCATTCCTTTAGTAGATAAATCCAAAGAACTGAATTGATTAAAGGCATTACGAGACGTTTTGTCTGCTGAGTTGATAATTAAGAACTGATCTTTCTTTGCGTGGTGCATAACCCGATTGATTGCGTTTTGATACCCACCTGTTTTAAGGAACTGTTTTGGTATTTGTGCAGCATCATAAACTAATACTCTACCATTGTTTCGTCTCATAGCTAATCGAAGTTCAAATAAACACTCAGAAGCAAATTCTTGTAGCTCAAGAAGTTTTGAAGCAGCAGAACGAACATGAGTAGCATTGAGGCTGTTGTTTCTTCTAATAGCTACTACAGAAATACAATCTTCTTTAGGGTTGTCAATGCGAGAGTATCTTTCGTTGTCTGTACCCCATTCAAGAATCAAGTCTGGTCCAGCCATCACGCATTTTCTTTTTTGTTGTACCCAAATGCTTTTTACATTATCTCCTTTGCGTGGTTTATAATCATCAGCAATAGCTTTGTAGATTTCTTTACCTGACTTTTTATTTAATGAGACTTTTACAGAAATTTTCTTTTGTGATATCCAAATCATTTCAACACAACGAATCTGCATATCATCTTTATCGCCAGATAACCAATTGGAGTAATTAGTATCTTCTCCTGAGTTATCGCTTAATTCTCCTTCATTTGATCTATGGGTTCCACGGCTTTTATTCATGTAACTTGAAAGAATAGTTTCTTCTTCTTTGTTTAAATCATAACTATTGATAATAGTATTATACCCTAGTATTTTGTTAAAAATAAGATACTGAGGATTGTCTTGGATTTCTTTATCAGGGTTATAATCCAATTCTGTTTCAAAGATATCACATCTTCTTATTGATGGCTGACTGTCTTCTTCATCTATGTAACCAATGCATTCATCGTAAAGTAAAAAGTCTAAATAGAGGTCTTTTATTTTGTCTATTTGTTTTTTTCCAATAAGAACCTGGTTAAGTATTGTATCTGAAACTTGTTCCGATATTGTTTTATACCCTTGTTCAAAAAACTCTTCTACATCCGGAGGAAGTTCTTTATCGGGAGAAGCTGTTTCTACATCAAAACCTAACTGCTCTCCAACTTCTTTATTTGTTTCTCTTAAGATTTCTTCGGAGATCATATCAAACATTTCGTTCAACTTAGCTGTTTGCGCTTTTTTGTTGATTACGTATGTTTTCCTTTTTATTCCACGAGTCATGTACTCCCCAACCATTTGCTCCATTTTGCTTTCTACAAGAGGATAAACAATCCATTGCATCCCAAGACTCAAGCCATAAGGATTAGTTATTGGCTTTGTGTTTTTCTCATGTTGTGCGTTGTGATAACAAGTGTATGCGTGATAACATTTTAATTGGATTTCTCTTCTTTGTGATTCAGTTCTCTTGGAATCTAAAGATACAAAAGATAAAATGTGGCTTCTGTGCCATTCTTTATCTTTGAGTTTTTCTGCAATTTTCTGGTTAGTTAGAATGTAGCTCATGTCTTTTGTAAGTTATTTGGTGTAAAAATATTCTTTTTTTAATTACGATTGATATTACGCATAATTTCTTCTTGAATTAAATCAGCAAAAGAAGTTTTCTTTTTGACTTCAAAGGTTTTTTTGAGCTCTTCCATTTCTTTTTTGTCTTGCTCCCGCTTCCTTCTTATATCTGCTCGATCTAAATCGGTAAGATGTATATCAGGATTAAAAATTTCTAATTCATCAGCTGGGTTTCCTCCATACGTTTTTATTATAACGTTCCCTTTCTTGTCAACATCATAATAAGCCATAGCATCAAATATGTTTTGGCCATCATCAAAGTCCTCTGTTTCGTCTACTATTTCCCCAAAGATTTCTAGTTTATACAACAGCACCATAACATAAGCCATGGATATATCGGTATTAGTATCTCCGTAATCAATAAGGTCAAGCAAGGCGTTTCTAAACCAAATGTTTTCAGAGTTATTGACTACTTCTGCTTTTAGCAATTTAGTACCAAGAGTCTTCACGTCAGTGGTCATACGTTGTCCGTACTCATTCTTAGCTTTTGAAGTCCCTAATTCTTTTCTTAAATCTGGTCTTTCTTTGAGGTATCTTTCAGCGCCAACATCAATAAAATAATTAATAATAGCAATTTTGGAATATTCTACAAGCAACAAGTAGTTCCAGTACACTGCCATTTTAACGTTGTTTTCGTAAAAAGTATCATCGTTACTAGAATCTCCTCTCTCAGCTAAAATACATATTGGTAAATTGTATTCTCTTGATGGACCGGCATAAGTTCTAAAGACAACTGTTGCTCCATCAGAACCTGTGTTTTCTTCTACTTGTTCATCGTAACTATCACAACCTGCAATGTCAGGTTTATGATCCATATCGTCATTGTTGATAGGGTCAACAATTTTTTGTATTACTCCTTCTGGATTATCTACCCACCTAACTTTAGAACCTTTACTTAATCGAAGCTTAACTTTTTCTTTAGTGTCTTTACAACGGTTTAAGAGTTTAATTGTCTGTTCATCATCTACCCATTCAAGACCTCCTCTACGTAAGTCATAAGGGCAATGCCCTTCTTCAATAACCATTAACTGATTATTCAAAAGTCTTCTGTCTAGAATACCACCTTTGCTTTTGATGAATATCTCAGATTCTTTAATAGGGTAAGATTGTATGTGTTTTGTAATTCCTTCTTTGGATTTAGAAGCAATTTTTCTTTGTTCAATAATATGTTTTAAAGCAGCTTCTTGGTCAGTTCTACCTGTCTTTAAATCAAAAAAGGAAGGGCCTTGTATTTTTGTCTTTTCATCTATTTCTCCATCCCCAGGATAATATTCGTATGCGGGAATAAAAACTTTTTCTAAATTATAAGCGGCATGGTTCTCCCACATTTCCAAATACCCTTTAGAACCTTTCTCGATTTGCCCTCCTGTTCCGTAGATAAGCGGAGTTCCAAATTGAAGCGCTCCCTCTTTAAAGCAAGGCTCTGTAGATTTGTAAGACTGAACTATGTTTGGGAACAAACCAGCTTCTTCAAAAATAACAACAGACATAGAAGCTCCTTCAAATCCTGCAGAATCTACAAACATAGTTCTGATCAACATTTCACTTTCCAATCCGCACTCAAGAGATTGTTTGTTGACAATATCGGTATAACCGAGTTTCATCGATTTATCATTCTTGAAAAGTCTAGCAGAAGCATACTCGGGTCTTACATTTTTTAAAAGCGAAAGAACTTTATCATAAAAACCATCTGCTTTGTCTTGCTTTCCAGCACAAATACCAACTCTGTTTTTTAAGTGGAACAATAGTTCATATTCCATTTGAGTAGCTCCAAATTCAGACAGTCCTACTCTTCGTGGCTTTCCTACAATAATACCGTAATGGTTTTTTTTAGCATCGTAGGTGATTTTAAATAATCGATTGTCAAGTTCTCGATAATATGGCGAGTGCATTCTTTTTCGATTCTCTCCTTGAACTAACATTTCAATTTTGTTCATGTTGAGGTGAAAGTAATGCTCTCCGGTAATGTCATTCATTCCTTTTGGCTTAAATCCAAAAATACATTTGTCATCTTGGTCATCCCAAAAATCATCATAAGCCAAAGTACCTTGGCGCAAGCTATGCGAGTATTTTATAATTTTTTCATCATATACCAAAGGGCTAAATCTTTTGGCATCGTAGGTATGATCAAGTATTGTAACTGCCATAATTTATAGGGGTAAAATTAAAACAGCTTTCACAAATCAATGGAAAGCTGTTTTGGAAAACAAAAAAAAAAGGCTCTTTTATTTAAGATAGTAGGTCATCTTAAACGGCTATTATTTTGCCTTTAACAATTCAAGTTTTTCGTTAGCTTCTGATAGCAATTTTCGTGTTTCAATAACCTGTTCGCGAAGGCTTGCAATTGTCTCTTTGTTAGATTTTACAATTTTTTCAAAATGCGTTTTCTCAGATTTAGTAACCGGCTTCTCAAAAGTAAACACTTCTTCTGATGGTTCTAATGCTTCTGGACCACGATCTAAATCTTCTTCAGGTAAAGAAGGAGCTGTTTCTACAACTGCATTTTTTTCTATAGCATCTGATGCTAACTTTTCTACAGGAGTTTCAACTGCTTCAGTCTTTACTGTTTTTTTCACTTTCGGCTTTGTCTCGCTCGGCTTTGTCGGATTCTCGTTTTTTTCGCTCATAATAAAATGATTTTTTGTCTAAAATTTTAATTTCTAATCTAAGTAATGCATAACCATTGCGAACAGGACTATCTGCAAAGCTGTCTTTTGCTCCGTTCTTACTCTCGAAAGAATCGTGTAAGGCATTAATGCTTGATAGTTCTTTTAGCATTTGTGTCTTTTGATATGTAGTTTCAGCGTTCTTGATCTCGTTCAATTTGCTAATCCTCAATTCATCCAACAGTGTTTTTTCTTCAAGAGAAGGATTGTACTGTAACTCTTTGTAATTAATACACGCTAGTTGTATTTCATCGCAGTTCCACAGTATTGCCTTTCTTGTGTTGAAAACAATTTCCATTGCTTTCAAAGGTCTTTCT